CGTCCTGGGTGTTGCATACCAGCTGGGTCTACCCACGCCTCTTCGTAGGCTACTTTAACAAAACAATCTCCAGATACAGAACCTTGTTGACCAATCTCCCAAAGTACTGTTGCTTTGTTGTTATCTACTTCCCACACACGTTCAAGCAAATCAGGAACAATTGCTTCTGTTGCTTTAGGGCTTCTAAACTGAACGCCCTTACTAAAAGTAAAGTTAATAATAAAATCTGTAATTGCTCGATAGTAATTAAATACCATTTGAGGTTCGCCCTGTTGGCGACGGAAAGATGTATGGTGACCTAGATACATCGCCCAGTTAAGGGAATAACGATTTAAACGTGGACCATGAACTTCAAACTCTTCATCAGCAAGCTCTACTAATCCCAGAGGGGATATGGATATGGTTAAGTCAGATGAGGCGGCCCTATAACTAGGGGGTGAAAAATCTATGCTCACCTAAAATCCTCTCATTTAAATATTTAACTACCGTAGTTTAGCATTAGTTTGCTAACTTGCGGAACCACCTATTTTGCTATTGGTCGAGCTACTGGTTTGTTGACATCTTTGGTTACTGTCTTCTTAATAGACTTAGTAACCTTCTTCTTTTTTGATGCTTCAATTTTGTCTGTTTTTTCTTGAGCTACGTCCCTGTTCTTAGGGTCAATGTCTTTTTGAGAATTTACAAACTTTCCACCCATTTGAACATACCGAGGCCGTTACGTGTAACTTCTTCAATTGTTGGTTCTGCATAATCTTGGAAAGAACCATTTGAGAACTCTTGAAGAAAATCTGTTGCTTCAATCCAAGAAGCTGAACCTACGTGAGCACGCTCGCGCATTGTTTCTTCAGCTGGCTTAGTGTGAACAGGTGCATTACGATTTGGACGGCCTGCTGCTGGTGTGTAACCCTGTGCAGCACCCTTTCCAAATTCTTGTGGAACATCAGTATCGGTTCCGATACCTTCTTGAAAGCGTAGAGGTCCGCGTTGTCCTGGGACAGCGGAAGCCATCTTACGGTCGTAAGTATTTCCAGAGCGTTCTGGAACTTGTGGTGTTGGGGCAATTGCCATGTTTATTACTCCTTTAAAAGGTTGAGGCCTCAGTACAAGTGTCTTATTAAAACGTTAATTTTTCAGGATAAAGTCAAATCTATCTGAAAAATGGTGACGACGAGACCTCAACCTGAGGCATTGTAAGGTCCATGGTTAGAGAGCAGGCGATGGCCAAACTATCGGCATAGTCGTCATGGGCGTGGGCTTCTTCTGGGGCATGAGCTAAAAAGTTAGGCCCAGTAAATTTAGTTTCTAGGTCGGTCATCTGTTGGTAAAACCTTTTCCAAGTTCTAAGTCTTCTGGTCTTAGCATGGGCTGGCCAACCGATAAGTCGTCTATCAATTAGGGTCTTAAGGTGTTTCCAACGTTTAGATTGCTCAGGTTGGCTACTTCCGATTGGGTATACCTCAGCTCTAGGTAACAGCAGTTTTAATCTTTGAGCAACCGCGTCACCCACACCGCCTGAGTCAACACCTACAGCTAACACGTCATAGCTACCTAAGAAGTTAACTATTTGAAAGTACTGGTCTTCCCAGTCTTCACTTTGGATTTCTAACCAATTTAAAATTCTATGGTCAAAGTAACCAAACTCATCAGGCCTATCCCAATCAACCCAAACAACTGTAACAACAGTTGAGTCAACTTTTCTAGCGGGGTCAATGCCCACTACCACAGGAGTTCTGTGCCAAGCTTTAACAATTTCTTGAGACGTGTCCCCTAGTTCGTCCATTACCGTAGAAGTTACAAACATGCCTCGTTCTAGAAGCCACTTACAGTTGTAGGACATCTGAAACTCATCTGAGTCTTCCCCTACACGTAGTATCTCTTTCTTAATAAACTTTTGATAGTTGTCATTGTATTTAGCTACATCTTTCCAATCCCACTGATAGTGGTTTTGTTTGTTTCCTCTAGAGGTTTGACGACGTTTGTTTAATTGAATAGAACGATAGAAGTTGTTTTTGTGTGTGGTGGGAGTACCTGTCTTAACCATAGTTCCAGCGTAGTACGCCAACATAGGAGAGATAGATTTAGATACTACGAAGTCATCTGCTTCTTGGCACTCATCAATAACAATAAGGTGGAAAGACTTAGACTCAATCTTTGCACGAGGGTTAGCTGTCATCATCATTACAGATGAGCCAGAATTCTTTAATTTAATTTGTTTTGTAACTCCAGCAACTTTTTTAGCTTCATCATCAATCTCTGGGTCACCTAATACGCTAAGTGCATGGTCACTAGTAAGTCTGTTAATAGTTCTACTAAATAATGTTTCTGCCTGTCCTTCTACTGGAGCAAATAGTCCTACCCATATACCGTCTTTAAACTTACCTAATAAATCTGGATACATTCGTGCAAGTCGTGGAAGAATAACCATAAGTGTAGCTACAGTGTTCGCAATAGTTTCTGATTTACCTGACTGACGTGCAGCAAGAGCTGTAATCTCTTCACCGTCATTAATAATTACAGATTCCATAATTCTTCGTGCAAGTGGTGCTTGATATGGGTGCAACTCATAGCCAACAAGTGCTACTAAGAACACCATCATTTTATCTACTAGCTTGTCAACAAACTCTCGAGACAGCTCATCTAACCCGTCGTCTTCTTCAGCGGGTTCAAGTTCGTCCTCGTCAATTTCTTCAAAGTCTTCTTCTTCTTCAAAGAACTCATCAAGGTCAAGATTTTCTTCAAACATTCGTACCTCCTTTAAAGACGGAAAGCCCTGGGTTTAAAGTCCAGGGCTGCCGCTGCCACACGGGAGAGAAGGAGAGAGTTGGCGGATATAATTTTAGCATACATATGTAGTTACTCAATGCGAGATAATCTTTTGTGCAACTCGTCAACAACTGCGTGGATAGCCTCAGCCCCAGTAAGAGCTTCGTCCAAATAAACTTGGTCCCTATTTTTTTCGTAAACTGAAAGACAACGGCTTAACTCATAGAGAATCTGGTCTGACCAAATTAAAAGTTCTCCAGAAGGTATCTTGGCTACTCGTTTAGCCACTTTTTCAGAAAAAGGCTTGTCCCAGTTCTTTTTTCGTCTAATCACCATTCGTCTATCTCCTCTGTAGAGAGCCCCATGTTACGGGCTCCAAGAGCGTTTGCCAAAAGCAAATCCGCGTCTTCTTCAAAAACTACTTTTGTATTTTTATTCCATAGACCCAGTACTAGGCCTGGTTTAGTAAAAGGAACCCTAAACACCAAACAAACTTTGCTTTTTCTGTAAGGGAAGTCAGTTTCTTGAGTCCAACCCTTTTCTACTATTGGTAGAGGGCGACGGTGGTAGTACTGAATCACATCTACGTATAGTGGTCCGAATGTTTTCATTTACTCCTGTTTTCCGAATAGGTACTCGTCCAGGGTAGGTAGCTTAGGTTTAGAACCATACATGTAGTCAGAAAACTCTGAAATATCGTTCATCTGTTCCCTACGGTGTTTTGGCATACGGGTTACATCTGAAGGGCCCATATCTCCCCAACCGTCTAAACCAGATTCTCTTAAAAATACTCCTTTAGAAGGGGCGTTAACAAAGTCGTACCACACATCTTCAGGAACTCCTCGGTAATCCCACCAAGTGCCGTCTCTAAAAACAACGGTCATTGTGTTTGTCTTAAAATCGTATCCAGCTTTTAACGTTCTTGGCTTAGATGGGTTAGTTGTGGTGGTGGTACGCATAGAGGGGCCACCATCAATTACTTGAAACTCTGGGTCGTTTTCTTTTGGGTCTTTTAAAAGTTCGTCAATAAAATTTGAGGTGTACCCAGCAGACATCTCTTCCCAAGACGGGATAGTAGGTTTTTTCTTAGCCATTAGTTCTCACATTCATGCAAAGCAGCTTCTTCTTCTACAACTCTAGCATGACAGGCTTTGCACCTAAGATACTTAGGGGGTTTAAAGTTATTTTGAGCCGTAGCTCCTAAAGGAAGATTATTACCGTTTTCGTCATCTTCTGGTTCGTAATCAAATACTATCTTTGATTCTCTAAAGAGGTGGTCTGGAAAAGGGCCCTTAGCTTGATAAGCCTTTTCTGGCACGGGATGGGCTTGAACAGCTTTTACCCGTGTTATTTTCATGCTTCCTCTTCTGTTGGCTCCTCAGTAGATTCTACAGTAACTTCTGTAGTTGTAGGTTTACTTGCTGCTTTTTTAGTTGTTTTCTTTGGCTCTTCTACAATCGTAGCATTTCCAGGTTTGGAAGTTCCAGTTAGTGGTAACTGCCCAGATAATGCTCGCACCTGTAGATGCGGTGGAAGACACAGCGGGCAGTAACTTATTGGGTTAGCACCTTTGTCCGCCAGAGTGAACTCAGCATTATTTGGGCAGTTTACACATTTCATGTTTTTACTTGGCTCCTGTGCCGAATGCTGTGTCGGAAGGGTTTAGATAACGAAGTACTACTGGAAGAATTGCTACAACACCTGCGGTGAGGATAGCTTTTGCTCCGTCTAGGTCAAGGCTAAATACATCTCCACCTGTGGCAACAAATGCGGAAATTGCTGCAGCCATGAACGAGCGGCCCCATGAGGCCAACATTGCTTTATTCATTTATTTCTCTACCTTTCGAGGCACAACTAGGTAGTGCCTGCACAATTAGTCTGCCTGATTTAGAAGTTAATGTCAAGCCCAACTACTTTGAAGATTCATCTATATGTTGCGTAAACCGGCCCTCTAAGCGTGCCATTGCAATTTTTTGTTCTGTTACATCTCTACTAATTTGGTTTAACTGGTCCTTCATTGAGCTTCCACCATTCGGTTTCAATTCGGACAAATAGCCTTTTAACCAACTCTTTAATAACCAATTAGTTACTGTAATTGTGAATAGTGCAAACGTAGCAAAACTAGCTAAAGTTTGAGCCCACTGTAAAACTGTCATCAAAGTATTTCCTGTCTAAAAGGCGTTATACGCAGTGTAGAAAAAAGTTTGTCATAAAAACACACCTTTGTCACGCTATTCAACTTGACATATGTACGTAACTCAGTGTTTCCTTGTACTAAGGAGGAAATCAAATGCTTTTGTTTAAGAACATAGCGCCAGAGTCAAAAGGATTAGGAGCCATGGCAATGTCCATGGTTTTAGTAGTCGTGATGACAGTAAACGCAACTGGCTCATCGCAAGCCGCATCCGAGCTTGCAGATGCAAAAGATATGGGTTCTGTCCAGGTAGTTACACTAAGTGATTACTCAGATAAGACCTCACTCACGGACACGGAGTTAAAGGAACTTTTGACTCTTGTCGGATTTAAAGGGTCTGCGCTTAAGACAGCGTGGGCTGTAGCTAAAAAGGAATCCAATGGACGCCCTTTAGCTCACAATAAAAATGCTAGTACAGGGGACAACTCTTACGGCATTTTTCAAATAAACATGTTAGGCAGCCTCGGTGAGGATAGGAGAGAAAAGTTCTCTCTAGCGACTAACGCTGATTTATTTAATCCTGTAACAAACGCTCAGATAGC